CAATTAAAGAGCTGACTAAGTATGAGTATCTAAAAAAGATAGAGATTACTATAGGCTTCAAGGGGACTCCAGATGAATAGCTATAACCTATTTTTAGAAGCACTTAAAAAATACTTCACTGAGCCTGATAACCACAAGGCCGACCAGTATATAACCACGCTAGAAGTCCTAGCGCCAAGCCTAACACGCCTAGAGATCCACCGAGCTAGGCAACAGGCACAAATAGAAATCTATAGGGAAGCTCGCCATGGAACCCATGACAATAAACATTCTAGTATTCTTGGCTAGTTGCTACGTGATATGGGAGATTTACCACAATGATTGAGCGCATACCAAGATACACCGACAAGCAACGACAGAAGCTAGTCAACTGGATTACAGAGCGTGATCTTGGTAGATGCACTTTCATCCATGGCATCTTATGGCTTGATACGCCTGATGAGTCATTGATGTTTACCAACTTAAAAGACCTTAAAGAATACGCACGACAGCGAGGACAACACGATGGGAAGATACTTAATTACGTGGAGTAATGCTGAAGGCATCCACGAGAAAGCCTTTGACGACTACAACGAGGCCATAGAATTCATTGCAGATGTTGAGGGCAATGTCTCATTCACCACATACCCTGACCCTGATGACGCTAGAGAGGAGCAGTGGTACGATTCTAATTGACACCAAAAACCCTATAGATTATCTACGGTATCGTAATAACCATTGACAAAGGAGGAGGAATGCTATTCTGTACAAAGCATAATGAGATCGCTTGTTATAAGTGCCTAATAGACAGGTTTAAATTACCAAGGATTTTATTTAAAAAGACAAGATACGGGTTCGACTTCTTTGTATCTTGGTTAGGGGGATGTATTGTCTGGTCGAGGATTAGAATCAAAGATAAAGTTAATAGAAAGCTTTAGGAAGTATGACCCTTGGGTTGGAGCGCAAACTATTTTTGCATTCCTATACATAGCACAACGCACATACTTTAGTGCTGAAGATGTCCGAGTCATGGATGTAGGCATTGAGATGGACACCACAAGTGCTAGTGCTAGTCGCAACATGGCATGGCTAGTTAAGCATGACCTGATAGAGCTATACGAGAACCCTGATAAAAGAATAGAGAAATTCATTAAACTAACTAAGCATGGGGAACACCTTGCAAAGAAACTGGAGGGACTATGAGTGTAAAACAAAGAGGAAATGGCTGGCAGGTATATGTCACCCACAAAGGCAAGAAGTTTAGGCAAACTTGCTCCACTAAGGAAGATGCCACGCTACTGGAGGCTAAATGGAGACACGCTATAGCCATCGGAGAAGACCCGATGACGATGCAGGTCAACAAGCGCACTGGTACGGCATCAGGCATAACCTTTGGGGAAGCTATGGACAAGACTTATGACAAGTATTGGGCTGGATCAAAGAACGAGAAGCAGGTAATCTACCTGATGAACATTATCCTCAAGCGATGGAGTAGGAAGCTACCAATCAATGAGATTACTACCAACTCGGTAGAGAACTACGTAGCAGAGATGCAACAAGAAGGACTCAAGAACAGCACCATCAACAGACGCTTAGCGGTTATCTCTAAGACCCTCAAGTGGGCTTACAGGAACGATCTACTAACTAGACTTCCTTACGTTGAACGCATGAGCGAGAAGGGGCTACAGCGCAATGATTGGTACAGCAAGGAAGAAGAAGCGGCTATCTTGAGGAAGTTTAGAGAGCTTGGACAAGATTACCTACATGATTTTGCTGTTGTCTCTGTTGATACTGGCATGAGAGTCTCAGAAGTATTATCATTTGATCCTACGTTAGTGCAGTTACCACAGAAGCGAGATGATGGAAGCTTTGTATATGGTGCTTGGATACCTGATAGGAAGAATAACGAGCCTGTGTTGATGCCAGTGACGAGAAGGGTAGAGAAAATACTCCGCAATCGAAGTTTCCACGATAACGTATCTAAGACTGAGTACCGTAAGGCTTGGGACAAGGTGCGATTGGAGCTAGGATTGTACCCTAAATGCTGGCACACGTGGAGACACACAACGGCCACAAGGTTACGCCAAAAGGGCTGGGATGTGGCTAATATCCAAGCTTTTCTGGGGCATAAAAACATTGCCACAACTTTAAAATATGCTAAATGGGATACGTCAACTATGGTTGGCGGGTCAAATTTACTAGAGGATTAGTTGTGTCTTGTTGTGTCCTAAAGTGTCCTATTACACGAGCTACCTTTTTTAAAAATGGCAGAAAGACTATGTGCCTAGGTAGCTCAGTCGGTAGAGCAGAGGACTGAAAAGCCTAAATGACCTTTCACCGCAACCGTAACAACATTTAAAACTAGCGAGGTATTCTGAACACAATCCATATAATCCTTTGCTCCGCTAACGTAGGTAGTTATGAGTAAAGACACAGCCCTACTAATTAGTGTCCCAAACGGAGAAGAAATGGCAACTCTTGCAGAGCAGATAGAACTTGAATTGAACATGGTACAAAGCGGCATCGACAGATATAACAAGCAGAAGACCGACCTCGAAGGTAAGACACTAAGTAGCAAGACATTGCACGGTAGAACTATCATCGCAGGTGTAGTAGAACCTGTTGCCGATGGTATTCGTGACCTCCTCAAAGAGAAAACATCTAACCGATCTACGGTAAAACTTCTCAAAAAGTGCAACCCAAACACCACAGCACTACTTTCTTTGATCGGAGTAGTTGACACAATCTCAAACTGGTCTACACTTATTAGGTCAGCGGGGAGAGTCGGCATCATGGTAGAGACTCAGTTAAGATTAGATGCTTGGCTCAAGGCAGATCGGGAGACTGCTAAGAACCTAATAAAAATGGCTAACCAAAAGTCTGATAGTGGCTACGACCACAAGAGACACGGCCTAAACTTCAAGATTAAGAAAGATAAAGTAGAAGTCCCATCATGGACTAGCGAAGAACGCATCCACATCGGACTTAAACTAATCAACATTATCATAGAACGAACAGGGATCGTTAAGTTAGAACGCAGGTCACACCGAAGGCACACTGTCAACTACTTAGCGGCAACTGAAGATACACTAGAGTGGATCAAAGCGTTTAACGAGACACACGAGAAAGCTTCACCAAGGTTTGCGCCTTGTGTTATTGAACCAAAGGATTGGACATCGTTTTACGGTGGTGGTTACCACAGTAACTACGTACACGACCTATCCTTCATGCGAGTACACGGTTGATGAGAAAATCAGTAGCAGAATATGTCGAGAAGTTAGAGAGCCTCGACTTGTCTACTGAATATAACTGTGTAAATTCTATACAAAAGACACCATGGAGAATCAATGGCTTTGTTTTGGATGTCATTAGAGCGGCATGGGAGAGTGGGCAAGAGTATGTAGGCTTACCACCTAGAGAGAACACACCGTTACCAGAGTATCCTTTCGAGATTGATCCTTCACAGTTTACCGAAGAACAGAAAAAAGAATTCAAAGATTTTAAAATACGCAGAGGTGCTATCCACAATTCAAATTGTCGGAGCATGTCTAGGCGTATACAAGTTGAACGTACTCTCCAGCTAGCTGAGGAATATAGGAGCATCGAGCAGTTCTTCTACGTGTGGCAGTTAGATTTTAGGGGCAGAAAATATCCAGTAGAAAGTTTCCTTTCACCACAAAATGCTGATTACAGCAAAGCTCTACTGGAGTTTTCTCGCCCTGTTTTTATTAAAGACGACAGCGATGCACAATGGTTAGCCATACATGGCGCTAATGTGTTTGGTGTTGATAAGGTTAGCCTCGAAGATAGAGAGATGTGGGCTTATCTGAATGTTGAGAATGCAGTTGCAGTATACAACGACCCGCTTGGTTGCAAGTGGTGGCAAGAAGCAGACAAACCTTGGCAGGCACTCGCTTGGTGTAAGGAGTGGGCAGAGTATAACGAGGTACGCCTCAGAGGCATGGGGGAGTTCTATGAGACACGCCTTCCTTGTGCTAGTGATGGTTCATGTAATGGATTACAACACCTCTCAGCGATGCTCAGGGACTCTGAGGGTGGGCGTGGTGTAAACCTCACACCTTCCGATGAGCCGCAAGACATTTACTCTGATGTGGCAGAGAGAACTACTAGATTCCTAGAGCAACAAGACACAGAGGTAGCCAGACAGTTGCTTCGTGTAGGGATATGTCGTAAGATATGTAAACGTAGCGTGATGATAGTTCCTTATAGCGGTACACGCCACGCTTGTCGGACTTATATACAAGAAGCTCTGGCAGAAAAGTGTTCTGATTTTAATCCCTTTGGCGATAGTCTGTTTCAGGCTTCAAATTACCTCGCTGGTTACGTCTGGCAGGCCATCGCTGAAGTGATTAAGTCAGCATCCATCGTGATGTCTTACATCAAAAGCATTGCTCAGTTATATGTCGAAGCTGACATTCCCCTTCAATGGACAACACCTACAGGTCTACTGATCGTACAGAACTACGCTGAAGTCAAGTCTAGGCGTATCAAGACACACCTCAACGGCTCACTTCTCAAGCTTAACTACAATGAGAAAGTGGATAGAACAATTAACAATCGCAAAACTATCTCAGGTAGCTCACCTAACTTCATTCATAGTTTAGATGCCGCCGCTTTGACCCTGACTGTCAACGAATGTGTGAAGCAGGGCATCACGGACTTTGCGATGGTTCACGATTCATACGGAACACACTCCCCAAACATGCCTTTGCTTAACAAGGTACTGCGTCAGGAGTTTGTAACGATGTATGAAGACCACGATGTACTGCAAAATCTCTACGATACCGCAGTATCTTCGTTACCAGAGGGAGTGGATGTACCACCCCCACCAACCAAGGGTGATTTGGATTTACAGGAGGTACTACTAAGTGATTATTTTTTCGCATAGTTTTCTAAAGTACCCATTGTGCCTGATGAACTCTTTAACTTTAACTATAGGAAACTAAAATGGCTAAACAAAAACTACCTGTGATTGAAGGCACAGCCATGTGGGCTAAAGTCTTTGAACCAGACACAAAGTTCAATCCCGATGGTGACTACAGCATCAACGTACAGATGCCTGTCGCTGACTCCGTGAAGATGAGTGAGAAACTAGATGCGCTAGTTCAAGCTAAGTTCAACGAGGCTGTCAAAGAAGACCCACGCCTTAAGAACCAACTGACCACTCGCCCTTGTTGCCAACCTGTCTTTGATAGAGACACTGGCGATGATACTGGCAATGTTGAATTCAAATTCAAGTTGAAAGCCAAGATCAAGAAGCGTGACGGGACGGTGTTTGAACAAGCCCCTACTGTGTTTGACTCCAAAGTAAAACCGATGGACAAGTCAACACTGATTGGTAATGGTTCACGAGTGAAGGTTGCATTTGAACCTATCACCTATGCGATGGCGGCCACCAAACAAGTGGGTGTCTCTCTCCGATTAAAAGCAGTACAAGTTCTCGACCTTGTCGAATATGGTTCTTCAACAACTTCCGTATTCGACGAAGAGGATGGCTATGTTGCCCCCTCCACAACACCAGCCGTCCAAGAGGAGGTAGCGTTTGATGCCACAGACTTCTAGGTCAACCCTCGAAGAACGTGTCCAACGTAACCTCGACAAACGTGGGGTAACTTATGAGTATGAACCTTGTAAGTTGCCCTATGTTGTTGAACGAAACTATGTCCCTGATCTCAAGATTGGGGATATGTTCATCGAGATTAAAGGGTACTTCCGTCAAGACGCGCAACGTAAGATGCGTAACATGAAGGAGCAACACCCTGACTTGGACATCCGCTTTCTATTCCAGAAGAACAACAGCACTGTGCAAGGAGCGAAGAGAAGAAAAGATGGGACGAAGATGACTTGTGCCGAGTGGGCAGAACGTCACAACTTTATTTATGCAGAGGGGATTATTCCAGATGAGTGGATCAACGGATAGCGAATTCGTGATGCACACACCTTGCGAGAAGTGTGGGTCATCGGACGCAAACAGCCTATATACCGATGGACACACCTATTGCTTCTCTTGTGAAACTTACAAACACAACGAGGAGGAGGTTCAGGTGGTAGATTTAAAACCTACTGGACTTTTAACAGGCCGACATGAGCCGTTAGTTAAAAGAAAGATAACAGAGAACACCACAAAGTTTTGGGATTATCAGATAGGGGAGATACATGGTAAGACAACGCAGATTGCAAATCACAAAACCCCAGACGGAAAAACTGTGGGGCAAAAGATTAGAACAGCGGGAAAAGAATTCTCAGTGCGAGGCAATCTCAAAGAAGCAGGGTTGTATGGACAATGGCTCTGGCGATCAGGCGGTAGATCAATCACCGTTGTCGAAGGAGAGTTAGATGCACTCTCAATGTCACAAGCCTTTGATCACAAGTGGCCTGTAGTCTCCGTTAAGACAGGAGCGGCAGGGGCTAAGAGAGATATAAAGAAATCAATACAATGGCTAGAGAAGTTTGATTCTGTTGTATTTATGTTTGACCAAGACGAAGCAGGGCAGAAGGCAGCTCAAGAGTGTGCTGCTTTACTGTCACCAAAGAAAGCTAAGATAGCTAGACTCCCTCTGAAAGATGCAAGCGAGATGATACAAGAGGGCAAGACTGCTGAGTTGATTGATGCCTTCTGGAGTGCGCGTGACTTTACACCTGCGGGTATTGTGAACGCTAGAGATTTATGGGACAGAGTTTCAGATAGGTCATCAAAGAAAGCGATACCTTATCCCTTCACCATGCTCAACAACAAGATTGGTGGCATACGCAAGCGAGAGATAGTAACGATATGTGCTGGCTCAGGTGTAGGTAAATCTCAGATATGCAGAGAGATTGCTTATGACTTGGTGATGAACAAAGAAGTCACACTGGGTTACATTGCATTAGAAGAAGGTTGTGAACACACGATCCATGGGTTGCAATCTATCTACCTCAACAAAGTCGTTCACAAGGACATGGATGATGTTACCGATGAAGAGCTACGAGAATCTTTCGATGCTACTGTAGGTAGTGGCAGAGTTTTCTTACACGACCATCATGGTTCTACTGAAACAGTTGAGGACATGCTGTCTACACTGCGTAGTCTGATACGTGGACAAGACTGCCAGTACATTATCCTTGATCACCTCAGTATTATTATGAGTGGTATGGAAGTAGCTGATGAACGCAAGGCTATTGACATACTGATGACCAAGCTCAGAACTTTATCAGAAGAAACAGAGGCGGCTATCATTGCAGTCTGCCACCTGAAAAGACTAAGCGGAGACAGAGGACACGAAGAGGGAGCTACCACATCCTTATCACAGCTTCGTGGATCAGCGGCTATAGGCCAGTTGTCTGACATAGTAGTAGGCTTAGAGAGAAACCAACAAGATGACGAAGACCCCAACACTACAACTGTACGCATACTTAAGAACCGATGGAGTGGCGAGACAGGCATAGCAGGGAAGCTTCGGTACTGTAAAGAAACAGGACGTATGTCTGAAGAGAACTTTGATGACGTACCTTTTTAATCAATCCAGCGAGATGATGAGATGTTAATATTTGATATAGAAGCAGACAACCTACTACCCGATGTAACCACCGTACATTGTATATGTATTCAAGACACTAACACTAACCGTGTGTGGAGATACGACCCCACGCAATTAGATGTAGCACTTGATGTACTCAGTGATGCTGAAGTCATAGGTGGTCACAACGTCATGGCTTACGACTTACCTGTCCTCAAGAAAGTCTTTGGCTTCGAGTACAGAGGTGAAGTCTTCGACACCTTAGTTGCCTCAAGGTTAATCTGGCCTAACCTGAAAGAGAAGGACATGCTGAAGCGCACAGTCGAGAACAAGATGATTGGCTCGCACTCGCTCAAGGCATGGGGACAGAGGCTCAAGTTTAACAAGGGTGACTACGGTGAGCAGGAAGAAGCATGGGATCAGTACACGCCAGAGATGCTTGAGTATTGCTCTCAGGATGTAGCCCTCAATGTTAAGTTGTATGAGCTGGTCAAAGAGAAGGACTACCCTCAAGAACCTATGCGACTTGAACATGAGATGAATCAGCTTCTCATCACACAAGAGCAAGTAGGGTTTCCGTTTCACGTTAAGAAAGCACAGCAACTCTACACTGATCTATCGGCACGTAAAGCAGAGATAGAAGCAGAGCTAGTAGCTACGATAGCCCCCACCATAGTCGAACTAAAGACCAAGACGAAAGTAATTCCCTTCAACCCTGCATCGCGTCAACAGATAGCAGACAGACTACAGAAGAAGGGGTGGAAGCCTACGGAGTTTACTCCTAGTGGGGAGCCAAAAGTTGACGAAAAAATCTTAGCAGGGATAGAGATGCCTGAAGCTAAGTTATTAACTGAGTTTTTAATGCTCAATAAAAGGTTAGGACAATTAGGAAATGGAAAACAAGCATGGCTTAAACTTGAAAAGAACGGGAAGATTCACGGGCGTGTTAATCACATGGGTGCTGTCACTTCTCGCTGTACTCATAGCGACCCAAACGTGGCACAAGTACCATCAACAGGAGCAGCGTTTGGTAAGGATTGTCGAGAGTTGTTTTACGCCCCCGATGGTTACTCCCTGCTTGGAGCAGATGCAAGCGGACTTGAGTTGCGGTGTCTAGCACACTACATGAACCGCTACGATGGTGGTGCTTATGGTAAAGAGATACTGAGTGGTGACATTCACACAGCTAATCAAGAAGCGGCAGGTCTAGCAACACGACCACAAGCTAAGACTTTTATTTACGGGTTTCTTTATGGAGCTGGTAATGAGAAGATAGGAGAGATTATAGGCAAGGGTGCAAGGGAAGGCTCACTGATTAAGAAACGCTTTCTCGCTAAGACACCTGCACTGAAGAAGTTAACAGAGGCAATCAACACTAGGCTAGAACAACAGCAGGGTGAAAAGTTTATCAATGGGTTAGATGGAAGACGCATCCCCATAAGACATTCACATGCTGCTCTCAACACATTACTCCAATCAGCAGGGGCTATCATTTGTAAGAAGTGGTACTCGCTCATTGAGAGGATGATCAGAGAGAGAGGGTACAACCACAATGAGGTGGCGATTGTAGCTTTTGTTCACGATGAAGTTCAAATCATAGTTAAGAAAGGTTTGGAGGATGAAGTTGGTGCGATCACTAAAAAAGCCATTAAAGAAACAGAGCGAGAGTACAACTTCAAATGTCCTCTCGACTCGGAGTTCCAAGTCGGAAGCAGTTGGGCAGACACTCACTAGCCCTAGCAGGTTAGGCGACTTAGCTGAACTCTATGCAATGACATGGTTATGGGATCAAGGCTTTGAAGTCTTTTACAATGCTGGCTCTACTGGGGCTATCGACATTGTAGGCATCAAGGATGATGAGGTTTACTTGTTTGATGTGAAGACATCACGTAGATCAAGTGGAGTAAGCAAGCGCACAGACTTACAAAAAGAACTAGGCGTACAGTTTATTCTCTTCAACCCCAACACACGAAAGCTTCGGCTAATGAAACACAGGGATTAATATGGAATGCACACAACTTAACATCGTACTCGTAACAAGCTTCGCCTTTGTCAGTGTAGCTCTTGGCGTTAAATGGATTTCACAAACTCTGATTGAGTACGCATTAGCTAAACAAGGCTTGCAGATGTCAAGGTTTACCCAAGAAGATATTGATCGAATGTTTAAGGAGGATGAAGATGAGTAGAACACTATTAGTAGATGGCGACATCGTTGCTTACAAAGCAGCTACCATAGCAGAGACTCCTATAGATTGGGGTGACGGTCTATGGACACTTCACGCCCACGAGAAAGATGTCATCATCTCTATGGAACAATTCATGGAGACAATCATAGAACAGTCTGGGTGTGACAAAGTTATTACCTGTCTCTCTGGTGACAAGCTGTACCGTAAAGATGTAGCCCCTTACTACAAGGCTAACCGTAAAGGTACACGCAAACCCATGCTCCTGAATTTTGCCAAAAAATATTTAACCGATAACTACAACGGCAAGGTTGAAGATAAGCTAGAGGCTGATGACCTCCTTGGTATCTTAGGCAGTGCAGATAATACCACTGTCATCTGGTCTGCTGATAAAGACTTACTTACGATACCCGCCTACCATTTAATTGATGGTAAGGTAGTAGAGGTAGATAAAGAAGAAGCTGACTACCACTTCCTCAGTCAGAGCTTAGTAGGAGATTCAACAGATAACTACAAAGGTTGCCCGACTGTTGGCGCAGTAAAAGCGGATAGGGTCTTAACACAACACGGTGCTACATGGCAGACGGTAGTAGAGACTTATGAGAAGCACGGCCTTAGTGAAGAGGTAGCCATAGAGAATGCAAGACTAGCACGTATACTGCGTGATGGTGAATATGATTTTAAAACGAAGGAGGTAAAACTATGGGCAGCATAAATGATGCAACACCTGCTGATTGGAATGCAGTAAGCATGGCAGTTAAAGATGCGGTTGATCACCCACCACACTACAACAAAGGTAATATAGAAACCATTGACTACATCGTGGATGTCCTTGGCGAGTATGATGCTATTGCATACTGTCATGGTAATGTCCTAAAATATACTAGCACACGGCTCTGGGAAAAAGGGAAGCCTATCGAAGATGCCCGTAAAGCTATGTGGTATTTGAATAAGATGATAGAGCTAATGGAAAAAACTAAAGGGAAAAACTGGTAATGTTTATAAACTATGATTACTTAGCTGGTATGTTTGAAGGATTTGATTACTACCAGATGAAGAGTAATGAAACCTCTGGCATCCCCGAAGGGATAAACTTAGAGTATCTCACTCTACAGATGGCCGCTGATATAGGGCAGCTAGCAAAGAAGGTTAAAGAACGATCAGCTAAAGGTGAGCCTTACAATTTCAAAGAGCAGGTAAACGAAGATATAGGGAGCATCCTCTGCTCCTTGTCTTTGCTTACTGACCGCATGGGATTGAACATGAGTGATGTAGCCTTTGATAACATTAGCAAGAACTTGAAGGTAAATATTGGTCAGAAAACAAACGATAAGAAGGCTAAATACTAAAATCGTAAGTCCTTGATTTCATTGTGATGTTTCTAAAGTACCTATTGTGGAGTAACCAATGAATATTTTAGATAAGAAACTGTTCATAAGTAAGGAGCTAGTTGATCACTTCAAAGAGCTTTTTCCGAACAAACTACCCCGCAAGTTAGGTGTAACTCCCGATGCTATAGCCTACTTACAGGGTCAACAATCCGTCATTGAGCGCATGGAGTTTATCCTTGATGACGACAAACCCGATGAGATTTAATTATGTGTTTACCTAGTACACCTAAAGCCCCTAAGCCACCAGCCCCACCACCAACTCCTAACCAAGCTCCTGATGAAATAGCAAACGCTGTGGACTCTAATGCTACACAGATAAAGAAGAAGCGTATGGGAAGGAAGAAGCTACGAAGAGGTGCAGGTATGCAAGTGGCATCCTCGTCACAAGGTTCAGGCTTAACGATTAATAAATAAGGATTGACCTATGAATTACGATCAAGGCGCAGCCAAAGCCTACGAGAATATGGCATCGGATCGTGATGTATTCTTAACTAGAGCTAGGACTTGTGCAGAACTAACGATCCCCACCCTCATGCCTAGAGATGGTCATACAGGTTCAACCCAGTATGATACACCTTATCAAGCAGTGGGTGCGAGAGGTGTCAACAACCTAGCCTCTAAACTCTTAATGACTTTGCTACCGCCAAACAGTCCTTTCTTCCGTTTAACTATTGATGACTTTGATTTAGTAGAACTAGCAGGTAATGCTAGAGGTAAAGCAGAGGATGCACTGGCTCGTATTGAACGATCAGCGGCACAAGTAATTGAATCAAAAGCTATTCGAGTACCGACCTTTGAGATGCTAAAGCAACTCATCGTATCTGGTAATGCTCTTATACATATGCCACCAGAAGGTGGGATGAAAGTCTTTAGGTTAGACCGTTACGTTGTGAAGCGTGACACTATGGGGAACATTCTTAAGATTATTGTGAAAGAGACAATATCTTATGAAGCGTTACCTAAAGAAGTTCAAGAGGCTCTGCTGGAGACAGAAGGGTATCAAGAACAGATAGAGAAGAAAGAGTGTGATCTTTACACTTGCATCAAACGTGAAGGTAAGAAATTCATGGTGCATCAGGAAGTCCATGGTGTAGTAATACCTAAGACTACTGGTAGTTACCCTCAAGATAAACTCCCTTGGTTAGCCTTACGATTTATCGCTGTAGATGGTAATGACTATGGTCGATCATACGTTGAAGAAATAGTAGGTGATCTTAAATCTCTTGAAGCTTTGACTCGTGCTATCGTAGAAGGTTCTGCGGCTAGTGCTAAGTTGATCTTCATGGTACGACCCAATGGTACAACAAAGATACGGAACATTGCAGACAGCTCAAATGGCGCTATCATCTCTGGTGATGCCAATGATGTATCTACACTGCAAGCTAATAAGTTTAACGACTTCCGTGTTGCTCAAGAAACAATGAACACTATAACGCAAAGGTTATCTTATGCGTTCTTATTAAATAGTTCAGTGCAGCGTCAAGCTGAACGTGTGACTGCTGAAGAAGTACGTTACATGGCACAAGAACTTGAGACTGCTTTAGGTGGTATCTACTCTGTGTTATCACAAGAGTTCCAATTACCTCTTGTTAATCTGCTCCTTGCGAAGATGCAGAAAGAAGGTAAGATGCCTAAGTTCCCTAAAGATACTCTGAAGCCTCAGATTGTAACTGGTTTAGAAGCTCTTGGCCGAGGTCAGGACTTGAATAAACTACAAGCATTCTTGCAATACTTACAGCCACTAGGCCAACAGATCATTGCACAAGAGTTAAATATTGATGACTATATAGATCGCTTAGGTGCATCTTTAGGAATTGATACACAAGGATTAATTAAGTCGCCTGAACAAAAACAACAAGAAATGATGGCAGCCCAAGAAGCCCAACAACAACAGATGATGGCGCAGATGGCTGAGAAAGGTGTAGCACCTGCTGTGAAAGGTATGGTGGATGCAGCTAGTCAACAGGCAGAAGAATAACCTTAAACTAAAGAGACTATTTATATGAGTACAGAACAACTATCTACACATGAAGAAGTAGCTCCTGATGCAGAAGCCCAAGCCTCCCACGAAGCGGAGATGGTAAAGGTAGCAGATGAGCTAGAAGCAAAGAACAACCCTGATGCAGAGCAACGCCCTGATTGGCTTCCTGAGAAGTTTAAGGATGCCGAGCAGATGGCTGAAGCCTACGCTCACCTAGAGAAGAAGCTAGGAGGAGACGAACCAGCAGAGCAAGCACAACCTGAAGAAGCTTCTGAGGAAGTATCGGAACAGGCTGATGCGAGTGATGTTAAGGAAGCTGTAGAAAATGCTGGTGTAGATTTTGATTCATTACAAAACGAATACAACGAACAAGGAGGACTCACGGAAGCTTCTATGGCAAAGCTAGAAGAAGCAGGGTTCTCACAAGATTTGGTAAACAGTTGGATTAAGGGTCAAGAAGCCCTTGCCGCTAATTACCAGAGTTCCATCTACGAAAGCGTGGGTGGAGAAGAAGCTTACGGGCAGATGATTGATTGGGCAGGTGATAACCTTAGCCAAGCTGAGGCCGCAGCCTTTGATCGTGCAGTAAGCTCAGGAGACTTAGATGTCGTCAAGTTGGCCGTAGCTGGACTACGCTCTCAGTATCAAGCTGCTGAAGGCTCTGCTCCCACTTTAGTTAGTGAGAGTCAGTCAGCATCTTCAACAGGTGGTGTGTTCAATTCGTGGGCTGAGGTAACTCAGGCTATGGGTGACGCCCGATACCAGAGTGATAAAGCATATCGCCAACAAGTTTCTGCCAAGATTGGTAGGAGCGACTTGCAACAATAGTCTCTTTGGCCTCCTTCGGGAGGCTTTTTTAATTCTAAAAAGTAACTACGAACACGATTACTATTACCTTTGACCCTCTGCGGAGGACAATCCTAGAGAACGAATGAGTGTTAGGTGACTGACTAGAATATCATTCATTTAAACATTTAACTAAAAGGTAAAATATTATGTCTTCAGATTATGCTGCTCCCTCCAGATTGGGAGAAAAGGCAGGTGGATCAACTAACCCTAAAGAACTTTTCTTAAAAGTCTTTGCTGGTGAAGTCCTAACTGCTTTCAACACTAACAACATCGCTATGCCATTGCACCGTGTACGTTCTATCTCTAGTGGTAGTTCTGCACAATTCCCAATGACTGGCTTGTCTACTACTGCAACTCTTGCCGCTGGTAATGAAGTTGTACCTACAGCTATCGCTCACAGTGAGAAAGTTGTAAACATCAATGACCTTCTAGTGTCTTCTGCTTTCATCGCTAAAATTGATGAAGCTATGAACCACTACGATGTACGTTCAATCTACTCTACTGAGATTGGTACTGCATTGGCTAAGGCTGCTGACGTTGCTATCTTCGCTGCTGTTGCCGCTGCTACTGATGACACTGCTGAGTACGCTCAAGGTGCATCACAAAACAACGCTGACATCGAGATTGCTGGTTCACTATCTGCTTCTACTGGCTCTAACGTAGCTGACGCTATCTTTGGTGCTTTAGAAGTTCTTGATACTAAGAACGTAACTGGCGAGAAGTCTGTTGTATTAGACGCTGCTTCTTACTACAAACTATTCACTGGTACTGTTGGTAACTTAGCTGGTGTAATGAGTTCTGACTTCGGTACTGGCGGTAACTTAAACGCTGGTAAAGTTCCTCAGATCGGTGGCGCTAATGTCTTTATGTCTAACAACTTGCCTTCTGGTTCTGCTGGTCTTGTTTTCACTAAAGACGCTGCGGCAACTGTTAAGTTATTAGACTTGGCTGTTGAGTCTGAGTACCAAGTTTCACGACAAGGTACTTTAATGGTAGCTCGCTACGCAATGGGTCATAGCTCATTACGTCCTGAGTGTGCTGTTAAATTAACTAACTCTTAATAGTTAGTAAACACTATTGGAAGCTCCCCTTCGGGGGAGTTTTCCTCTTTATTTTTTCATTGAGGTAAACATGACAACTCCCACAACAGAACTAGAAGCAGTAAACATTATGCTCTCTACTATTGGTGAAGCACCAGTAAACAACCTGCAATCTGGGTTGGTAGATGCTGAGACTGCTGAGACCATCCTCAAGAATGTTTCCAGAGATGTTCAATCACATGGATGGAACTTTAACTCTGAACCTGATTACACCGTTGCGGCTGACTCTAGCGGCAATGTTATTCTCCCTACGGAGATTGTAAGAGCTGACTTAGCAAACTCTGAGACTAAGTACAGAAGCTCTAAGAATGAATACATACAACGTGGAAGAAAGATGTATGATAAGGTCAACCATACTTACAACATAGGTAAAGCTCTCAAGCTAGATGTTGTCGTCTTATTATCTTTCGACCTACTTCCCGAAATAGCAAGACGCTATATTGCCATCAAGGCATCTCGTATCTTTCAAGAGCGAGTAGTAGGAAGTGCAGAACTATCACAAATGAATAGGAACGATGAACAGCAAGCTTGGTTTGCCCTCCAAGAGATGGAAGGGGACAATGGCGACTATAACATATTCGATGACTACAGCACTGCTAGTGTACTCAATCGTGGCATCGGCACAAAGGTGATTTCAAATGGCTCTAGTTTCTAAAAGCATTCCTAACTTTATCAATGGTGTTTCTCAACAACCACCAGCTTTGCGTTTAGCAAGCCAAGGAGAAGTACAGGAAAACGGTTACTCTGATATAGTAGACGGCTTAAAGAAACGCCCACCCACCAAGTTTAAAAGAAAATTAAATACAGGTAGTCCTAGTAGTAGCACTTACTTAACAGCTACTCAGCTATCAACAGCACACATCCACACGTACAAGAGGAGTGCTACAGAACAGTTTACCGTTATCCTTATACCAGCAACTCCTAAGCTCTACGTCTATGACATTGAAGGTAAACTTCGGTACGAGTCAGGTGTGGCAAGCTGGAATGCAGCAGGATCACAGATAGCTACTAACTCAGATGCAGCTACACTTAGCGCATACTTTGGCACAAGCCTCAACAACCAACAAGTTACAGCAACATCTGTGGCTGACTACACGTTCTATGTAAATAAAGAAAAGGTTGTGGCTAGAGATGAAACTACTGCTGATAATGTAAGACCCCACGAAGCTTTGTTTTACATGAAGCAGATGAACTACGGGAAAAAATATAGGTTAGTTGTTGATACTACTGATCACTCAGCCTTTGAAGGGTTCTTAATGACTAAAGATGGGGGAAGTGCTGAACACGTTAAAGGCTTAAGAACAGGAGCTTATTTTGATACACTCTTAGGTGACATAACTTTAAGTACTTCTTTTTATGAAAGCGGTACTGACACTAATGACTTAATAGAAGCTGCTAATCTGTCAAATAGAGGTTTAGAATCAGTAAGAAATGTAGGTGATCCTATTATGGTTGTTAGGTCAACAACCGCAACTCACAATAATTTTACTGTGCAAGCTCATGATGAAAATGGCGGTGCTGATTTCTTTTCTTTTAAAGATACTGCTGCTAGTTTTACATCCCTTCCTAAATACTGTGTTGATGGTTTTACTTTACAGGTCAATGGGGATAATCAAAAGAAAGAAGATGACTTTTATGTTAAGTATGTAGGGTCTAACACAGCAGGTAACTGGAAGGAGTGTGAAGCACCTTCAAGACCTAATGCTTCAGTTTACCACTCCTTCACTACTTCTACGATGCCCCACACTTTAGTACAGAACGCTGATGAAAGCTTTAGCTTTACTACAGGTGCATGGGACACAAGAAAGTGTGGTGATGATAATACTAACCCTTTCCCAAGTTTTGTTGGAGGAAAGATTAATGATGTCTTCTTCCACCGCAACCGCTTAGGTTTCCTATCAGATGAGAATGTAATCTTCAGTGAATCTAACGGCTTCTTTAACTTCTTTAGAACAACTGTACGGTCACTCCTTGACTCTGCTCCTATTGATGTAGCAGTCAGTCAGAATGAAGTATCAATACTAAAGGCTGCTGTACCATTCCAAGAGCAGCTCCTACTGTTCTCTGAGATTAACCAGTTCACCTTATCCTCTGACCAGCTCCTCACACCAGCAGAAGTGTCTATAGATACCTCTACGAACTTTGAGTGTGATTTAACAGCGAAACCAGTAGGTGCAGGTAATAGTATATTCTTTGGTGTTGATAACGGAGAATTCTCAGGTGTAAGAGAGTATTACACTACAGGCGACACCGAAGTAAAAGATGCTAACCTTATTACTGCACACGTTCCTAACTATCTTGCAGGTAACATTAGAAGTCTTGTTGCTTCTACTAATGAAAACATACTGATAGCTTTAACAACTACTAATAAAAAAGAGATGTATGTCTACAAGTGGTATGAAAATGAAACTGAGCGTTTACAAAGCTCTTGGTCTAAATGGGTATTTGGCGCTGATATTGAGCATGTAGCTTTTAATAATGAAAAACTAACACTTATAAATGCTTTTGGTGGTCAAAGTTATATAGCAGAGATGACTTTAAGCTCCGATACATCTTTGCTCAGTAAGTACCCAATGCACGTTGATGACCAATTTAAATTTACAACAGGTACTGCCATTGGAAATAGACCTTATCATATCGCAGAAACTAAGTATTACGATTCTAAAGGTAACGAAGTAACAGCGAATACTACAGCTACTGCTGAAAACCCTATCTATGGAGGTACACCTTATACCTTTAAGTATCAACTCTCTGAGCAAGTCTTTAAACCAGCCCAAGGGGATGCTTCGGATATAGCAAGGTTTCAACTTAGAAACATATCATTCACATACAACGACACTGGTACTTTCACAGTTACCCAAACTAACGGTAGGCGTGATCCTACATCAGCAGTCTTTACTGGTAGATTACTAGGCAGTCTTAGTAACCAGCTAGGACAAGCGGCTATTGACCCTCTAGGTAACTTTAAAGTCAATGTTCAATCACAAGCCAGTGAAGCTAAAATAGAGATTACAAACGCCTCACCGCTTCCTTCAATATTTCAGAAGGCAGAGTGGGAAGGCTTTGTCGTACTCAGATCAACAAGGATATAGCATGGGACACCATTATAGGAAGAGTGAGTTCTTGGACTGTCGTGAGATAGCCCCTCTCATGCGTTCTCAGGACGTTACGGAGATAGGCTATAGTAATGGTTTAGCTCCTTTAAGAGCGCTCCAAGAGGCTTACAGAGTCTCTGAGGTGTGTAACTCAATCATCCACGCTGATGGCAGTGTTGTAGGAATGTTTGGTGTAGCGAACAACGGTGTCTTTGGTAGCCCTTGGTTACTGGGGACAGATAAGATTATAGAAACAA